CAAAACCAATAGCCGGACTGTTGTAAAAGCTAGGACGGAAAGCTACTACTACTTCACTACCACTCCATACTTGTACATCTTTGTCTAACGGTTTGGCTTTAGAATCATAAACAGGCATAGATCGGTGATATGTTTCACCTGTGCCTTTGTTTCTTCCTCCGCCTTCCATCTTTGTTTTAACAAGGTATCCGCCATCTACTTCTTCAATAGGAAACGCACGCTGTGTAATGCCTTTACCGGGATTAGCTTCTTGTGCTTCCTTTAACTCCTGCTCATACAGTGGTTTTAGTGTAGCTTTAATAGCGTCTGCTTGTTCCTTATCAATGATAACATCACAAGTATACACGCCAAACTCTGGCTCGAATTTCTTGTAAGGTTCATTAATGTGTGGATACCTAGCTGTACCCTTTGCTTTTATTATTTGATGTTTTGTTCTACTTTTCAGTGCCATATCTATTATTTATTATCGGTGTTTAAGACAACAGATACTTCATACGCTTCACTGCTGAGACATCTAAGTCTCCAAGTTCCGGCACGGATGGAAGTTCTGCGGTCGGGTTGTTGTTGATTTGATCCATTCGGAACTCAGTCAGGAGATCAACAGAAAATGTTTTACTGTATGCTTCACGCACCATTCGGTGGATTTGTTTAGCGTTACAAGCGTGTGTCACAAAGCAGTCATGTATAGTTGCTAGGTCAAAGTCAACCTCATTAGCAACTTGATGTACGATGCAAGCGTCTAAGCTGTGGATAAAGTTAGCAGTTACTGCGTTGCCGTGGTGCTTGGTATCTACCTCATCCGTCTCAGTGTGAGTGCGTACATATACAGTAGTGTTATCAAATACAGATTCTAAATCTACCTTCTTGTACTTACGAAAGCTCTGCTTAACTTTAAATCCTGTAGGTGTAGTCCAAGTAATACCGTTTTCGTAAGGTAAGCATTTGATAGTATCTCGTAAATACCTCATCACTTTCTTTACTGGTTCACATACTTCATCTGCTATTTTATTAATGATATTACTTATCCATATAACAGCAGTTAACATCTCTCCTGTGCTACTCCACGGATGATTAATGCCTATACTTTTAAATAAATCCTGTACCAAGTTGTAACTAGTAGCACCGTAAGGACGGTTCATCACTGCCATCTTAGCAATCTTTCTTTTGATACCGTACTGCATCCAAGTCTTAGCTATAACACCACCATCTTTTACTAGCTCATCGTGTATCCGATCTGCTACATACTGATACATATCATTAGCTTGGTCTTCTTCCACCAGGTTGCACATCCGTCCGGTCTCTTTGTCCCGTAATAACAAACTCAGTATCTGCATACCATTATTGGAACAGTCCTGACGAACAGGTAAGTAGCTAACATATCCGTATCCCTCCTCCGTGTACTTCTTAAACTCTAAACAGAATCTAAGGAAACAAAACGGATCAGCTGCATCTGTCCACCAATCAGTACCGTGTGGATCATTCGCTGCTTCAAGTATAAACTTCTGTCTCTTACCTACCCATTCAATACGTTCATCCCGTGTACCTTTTACTCCCCACATGTTCGCACCGTGCAGAAATATCGACATAACATCCTCTTCATCCACCACCTGCTGACCATTCTTAAAGTCTAACAAACTCTTAGCTAAGTCGGAACCTTGTGGATGTAAGTAGTACGGAATAGCGTACACTCTACCCCTGTAATCACATCTATAAGGAAAGTATATCTTGTCCCACTTACTGTACATCTTAGCTAGGTGTAGAATACGACAAGCTTGGTATCTTTTAGAGCTGTTACTAGCGTTGGTCTGTTTAATATCTTTCTGCTTTAACTTCCAAATACTCAGCTCATGTTCGTCACCACCTGTATAGTATGGTTGCTCTGGTATCTCTCCAAAGTTAGGGATGTTTCCTACTACTCGTTCGTTTTCCCAGCACTTCAATGTAATATCTAACATATCCGTATTGATCTGCCACTCCACCTTCTGAAGTTTATTAACAGCAGACATGACATGGTCGTAGTTGTTCCCTTCAAACCACTCAACAGGTTTACCAGTAAAGAATTTCTGTGCAGGTAGTTGTTCAATATCGTACCCACCGCCCACTAATCCGTACCAATCAACAGGACGGTCAGGTAATGCCATCTTAAATACTTGCCCCGCCTCCTTCCACTTATCAAAGCGATGTATCCAATCTTTAAACTCAGTAGTAGGTAATACAAAGCGTTCAGGCATCTTACTGCTCACACTATCACGCATACCCACTTTAAACAGACCAGTCTGCTGTCTGATTTCCTCTAACAACCACAGTCCCAGTCCGACCTTAGCTTTGTGATGCCACAATTCAAAACGGACATCCTCATACTTATAGAACTGCTTGATCTTACTCTGTTTCTTACGGTCAGGTATCGCTAACAAATCCTGCTTATTCAGACTCAGGTTCTCCAGTGCATATTTCCACCGAGCTTCATTCTCAAATGCTTTTCCAATCCTGTACCCCATCTTTCCAATTGCTAAATGGTTGTCTAAGTTATTAAGGAAGGTACGCAAAGCAATAACAGCGATCTCATACGGACACATATCCATGACAAAGGTCAGGTAAAGTGGTGTCGTGTACCCTGGACTAGAGAACTGATCGATGATGTGCTTCACACGGTCTCCTAACTTAGGACACATACTCTGTAACATACGCTTACACGATGCTGTGTGACTACTCTCTCCCTCCTGTCTCAGTTTGGCTTGTCGGTTACGATACTGCGTCCGTCCCCACTCCCTCATCTTAGCTACATGTCCACTCATAAGTTTTCAAACCAATCAAAGTTTCCTTTTGGTTTCATGCGTGGTCGGTTAGAACGAATAGCAATCAACCTACCGTCTTCGGTTCTCTTGTATGTACCATCTTTATTCCGTTCAAACCCATATATCTCAGTCATCATCCAGAACTGTTGGAAACCATCGTTGATAGCTTTGTGATCCACCTCGCTGTAGTTTATATCGTGGCGAGCACAACCTTGGACTATATGATTCTCACTGAACATCTCGGTCAAGTAAATCGGTTCGTATTATATCAGCTTCAGCCTCCCAGAATAAATCGTTAGATGTGGTGCTCGATGTCGTGGAACTTGATACCTGCTTCGTCACAGTAGTCCCTTTGATCGTCCTCATTATCCATCTCACGCATCGCTTCCAAGTGTTCTTCAAGTTCTTCATCAAGTTCATCATCGTATGGGTTGTATCGGTTAAGCCAGTTGTCGTAATTAACTCCGTTCATCTGCTTCTCTCTCAATCTTGTTTTGGTAGTCGAGATAGTGCTGAAGGGACAGGTAAAGGTCAAGCCATCTCCCGTCCAAAGTTCTGTTCATATCATTATTAAAAATGTGGAACATCAACTCTTCAGTCATGTCGATTGGGTCAAGTAAGGTTTCTCTCATAACGATAAAATAACATATCTAGGTGAAGCATCTTCGTGTTCATCAAAGCACTTGTCTATTTCACAAATTAAATCATAAACCTTACCTCTGTCATCCTCACGAAGCCATTGAACTATGGTTGGCATAGGTAAAAGTAAGTCCATGTAACCTTCGTATTCAAAACCATATAATTCATAGGCAATGTCAACGAACACATCAGCGTCCACATCATGCACAACATATATGTTATCGTGTTTAGTAATTTTTGTTTTTGTTTTCATAGCATATCATACAGCCAAGCAAGGAATAAAATTCCACAGATCAGGAAACAGCCAAAGCCTAGCATTGTCATCATTCTTTTATTTTATTTAATATTTCTAGTCCTAGTTTCGGATGTACACAGTTGCGTAGTATCTGAGCAGGACAATGGTTGTTTCCGTAGTATATGTTTTCTTCGTAGTGAATATCTAACCAGTCCATCAAAGCTTTCTTACCTGCTACATTTGCTAGGTTAATGAAGTCTTTTGGTCTAGGTATATCTTCAGCTTCAAAACTATCACTACTCCAAAACAAATGTCTTCCTACTTTAGTAGTCGGTTCAATCAAAGGTTCGTAGAAAGGATCAACATTCTCAACTACCCACTTACCCTTGAAGAAATGCTGTAAGAATAATATCTCCTCGTACAACTTTAAGTCAGGATACCTACGCAGTTTATGTCGAGTAGCTTTAGCCATCTTACTGTGTGTCTGACAAGGAGGTGACGACCATATGAAATCAAACTCTTCGTAGTGGTTAAGTAAGTATTCGTGTGCATCGCCTCGGACAAGTTTGTCGGACGGGTAAAGACGCTCGTAAACATCAGCTATTTTATCGTGAGACTCAACAGAAGTAACTTCACAATTCTTCCATAGCTTGCGGTTACCTCCAAGTCCTGAGTATAGATTTAAAACTTTCACTCCTGGTTAGATCGGTTAAGCAGTTCTTGTTGTAGCTCCACGAGCCTATCACGGACACTTAAATTGTCAGGTAGCTTTTCGGCAACGGACAGGTAATGATCGATCAAAGTCTGGATAGATATATCGTCAAGCGTGGAAAGATCGGATGGGTCAGTAGTCGCTACGCTCCCATCGCATTCTCTCACTTCGTTCACAGAAGGATCGGTTAGGTTGTCAGTCATTAAGATTCTTGGTCTGGTCTCATATGCTCATCCATCATATCGTCAATGTATTGGTCAGCTATTGATTCGCCATACACCTGCTGTCTTTCGATTAATCTAATAATATTTTCCTTATTGTCGCTGTAAATATCATTACCCATCGCTGTCATTTCGGATTGGTATTCCTTGTAAGCGTGTTTAATAATCTTTTCTAATTCATTGCATCGTTGCAGACCGCTGTAAGTGTCGCAGTTTGTAGCTATTGGTTTTAAGTGTGTAGTAGTAGTATTCATTTTAGGTATTTATTTCTCGGTTATTAAACATTGCGGACAGGTAAGTTGTGCCTCCATTTTAGGAGAAGTCAATCCACATTCTTTACAAACAGGTACTTTCTTTTTAAGTTCTTTAAGCACAGTCTTTGCACATTCTATGAACTCTGATTTGCTCGCACAAGTGCCTTTATACTGACGATGATCACGGCACTGCCACACAAGCTTGGGAGCTACAGAATAACGCTCCGAATCTATGTAGTAGAAAAAAGCAATCTTGCGTCCAGTGTGATCGGTTAGGTATTCGGTGACTGACATGTCGATTTAAGGTAAAAGGTTTAAGGATTAAGAAGAAAGGATTATCAGGAGCAATATCCACCAAGAACCAAAGATCCCAAAGATGATGAAAGCGAGGTCAATTAGTGCTTGTTTCATAGTCGCTTCACTCCTATCGCATTTATTCACGCTGTTCAGTAAATGCTCTTTGTTCATTATGCTACAACCTCCGTTTCGATGTGCTGATAAGCTGAATAGATGCCATTGCGAATGAGATAGTAAGCTATCCAAGTCATGTGAGCGTTAATATCACCTTCAAACTCAAAACCACTGTCTCTTACTTCATCAACCGCATCATTAAACTTTTCGTAATGGTATTCTCGCATCATGTTCACTAAATCCCATGCTTTTGAGTAATAGATAACATGCTGACAATTATCTGCAATATCATGAATGGTTTGGTTTATATCGTAAAGATCGTCTGAGTAGCTATCGTTAATATCTTCAGCCAAGCGTTGGCAGTAATCGATATATTCTTTGTAGTTTTTCATAGTAGTAGTAGTTTTAACAAAGCGGAAGTGCCTTGCTGAAAGTACCATTGCAATAATTTCAAAGATACTTCGACAAGAAAATGCAGATTTAGTATTTCTATTAGCCAAACTACTGACAGCTATTAGATTTCAATTGTTTCAATCCTTTCAAAAATAAATGAAAAAAGAACATCGAAAAAGAAAAAGATACAAACAAGCAATTCATGTAAATACACTAACAAGGCGACTAACAAAAGCCCTGGACTGATGACGCAAAAGCCATGCAATCTCTGTTGATTTGCGAAAATAGTTAAGAGCTTTGATGCTACCCTTGAAATCCGTTGCGTAAATCGTTGATAATCAAAGCAGTTCGCATAATATCAATTATGTCTAATATAAAAATCTTCGTAAGTTTATAACAAAAGCTCCCCTCCCCTATAAAAAACTTGGGTACGCATGGGGTAAAAAAACTTGCGGGCGTATATAGCGTCGACCTCTCAGATTTTTCTACCAAAACCTTTTGAAGCACCTATTTTTGCTTGTTATCTAAAGAATTAATCGACCGTAAGGAAGTTAATGCGTTGCATCAGCACGATGAATCTAAGGCATCTACATACTCCTCAAGTCCTGCTGTTATAGCTATGCTTATGTAGTCTTCATCGGATGCTATCTCTTTGCCCCATTTAACAAGCATTTTATGGGTTTCATCTTCCATCTCCAGGTTCATCTTTACGAACAACTCTTCCTCCTCCGATATAATTTTTATAACAGGAAGCTCGTCTAGAGCAGCTGTCGAAGCAGGTGTGTTAGGAGCGGAGCGACTAGAACTGTGGGTCAAAGGTGTCGGTGTTGTCGTCTTCTTCATCGGTGTCGTCCTCCATTGTGAATATAACATCATCTGTTTCAGTCAGTACAGACAGTTTAGCGAAGTCTAGACACCCTGCTATTGTGTAGTCGTTTAGATCGTACTCTCGTTTAAAGCGGTATATAAGCTTTGCCAGTTCGTACTGGAAGGTGTCTGTTTGGTCATCTATATTCATCACTTCGTTCTTCCTAACGCTTTAACATTCTTCGAATGATTAATACTTATATGCATGATTGTTATAGTATACAGCCTTACGAGAATTTTTCATAGGTTAAACTACAACAAGATTCTTGACCAGTGTTTAAGCGGTTCCTAGAAAATAAGCTTTACAAGCTCCCTTCGGTTTGCTTCAATTATACTAATGAGATTTAGATATGTACTTTAGAGTTCGTTTTAAACGATCCTCAAGGTATTAATCAAAGGTAAGTGTACAAGCAATTAGTTTTAGAGTCGTATTAGTTGTTACTGCTGCTACCCTCCTTTTAACAAAGATAACAATAGCAGATACCTCAACACCCATCATATCAGTAAGACTCTGTTGAGCTGCTCATACATCCGTTCTTTCGCAGCTACTTTAACAAAGCTACTGATACTTGTTTTATAGCGAAGCTTTTAAGGATAGGTGTGTTTATAAATAAACCATGTAAATTAAAAGTCTAACTTCAGATTTACAAGGTAAACTATAACAGATATATAACTGTATTTAAACTAACTACAACAGCACCTACTATATCCAGCTAACAGCAGTTTTGTTATTACTTCTTTTATGAAAGCTATCAGTAAACTTTGTTAGTTCTTCTTGAAGCAGTTCTTGTTGTCTATCAATCATCGATTGGTTAACATCAGCAGCCATCTGCTGCACCCAATAACCAACAGCTATTGATAAAGCATCAAGACGGTCATCATGTACTAAGCTACCTCTATCTCTTGTTATCCTAGATAACTGATACATAAGCATGTACCTGGTTTGTTGTTCAATAGGATAGCTAAGAGCAGACCTGTAGTCATCCGTGATGACGGAAGGGTCAACGATTAGACGGTGACTATTGAGTACAGGTTCTAAAGTATCAACAATCCGTAGCTCCTTCTGTTTGTTATGTCTGACTTCTTCTATTGTTACAGGATAGGATGTTCTAAACAGAGGCTTTATCAGCTCCATAAACATACCGTCACCAAAGTTAGACTCTATCACTACTTTGTTAACTTTGTTATCTTTAGCTATTGTTACTAGTTGTTGAAGGGTCTTAGTATCGTATCCTCCTTTAATACCACCAGCATCCGGTACAAACAACTGACCGTTAAGCATCTTTACAACAGCGTACCCTGTTTCATCCTTACCACGACCAGATGGGTCAATAGATAAGACAGAGCCTGTGTACGGTATCATATCACCAACAGTGTTAGCAGGTCTTCTGTATCTGTCACCAGCTAATCCTACATTAGGTAACTCTCTATCACAGTTATCAGGGTCACTTGACCAAACGATCTTTTCAG